CACCAGTAGCAGGTGTAAAGCCCTGCTCCATTTCCTCCTTCGTCCAGCCGCCGCCAGGGTTCTTGTTCGGGTCCAGAGAAAAGTTCGCGCCAGCCTCTTTCAGCTTCGCGTTGGCTTCCTCCGGGGTGATCTTACCGGCCTTGTACTGCTCCATGATGTCGTTGATGGTCTTGTTCATAATATGTACTTCCTTTCTTTTTCCGGCTGTGCCGGTTAATAACAAACTGTTGATTAGGGGACAATCAAGTTTAGAACCGCGAGCGCCGCTGCTGTCAAAATGGAGGAAAGCACCGCTACAACCACTTTGCTTTTGATATCGCTCCATTGTCTTCCTGGCCTCTGCTGTTCTGTCTCCTGCCATGCGATCAGCTTGTCCAGCTTTTCCATGATGTTGATATACTGCTCGTTCCGGGCGGTCTCTGCCTTTTCAAGCTCCCGGATGCGGTCAAACAGTTTTCCGTGGGTGTCTCTTGCCTGTTCCTGCAATTTCTCCATCTGCTTTTCCAACATGTCCGCTTTTTGCAGGCCCAAACAATCCCGCTGTGGGTCTATGATGCATTTTTCATTACTCATGGGCAGCACCGCCTATCTGTGGTATAATCTTTTTGAGGTGATGATATGGATATGGATTTGTATAAAGTTACCGTGATCTGCTCAAAGTGTGGACGAATGGCCCCTTTCACACTGCCAGATGGTTCCAATATATGGGGTTCTTGGGACTGGCATCATCCCTGTTCCTTTTGCGGGGAAACTGCATGGGTCGCTCATGAACCAGGCCGGGACTGGAAAACTGGGAAGCCGATGGACCTTTAAGGTTTGACGCGCATACTTGATCTCGCTTTTTATGAAAAAGCCTGTGTGATTTGCTTGTTGAAAATGTATGGACATTACGCCATGGAGATTTCATGTTACTTTGTATACTCTTACATCAGAGCCAGGGGCGTTCATATCGGTAACATTTCCTGATAATGTCAGATATGAGCTATATCGCATAAAAATTAAGGTTCCCTGCACTGCGCTGAATGTAGTCCCACTTGCTGTGTTAGGTGTTATTAATACACTAGTTACAATAAGATTTCCCGCGTTCAAACTTGTATGATATATACTAATATTATTAGATATACCGTCGTTTATAATCGCGATCCTTTTCACGGCTGGCGCTTTAACAGATAGTGTACCCACAACATTAACACCGGACACGCTTGTAAATGTCTTTCCACTCGTTACATCTGCCGTAGTAGCGGTTCCCAGGTTTGCAAGCATATCACAAACTTCTGCCGTTCCAGTGATTATTTCACCGTTGCTATCTATGGCCTGTTTTCCGGCGGCTAGATTCTCCGCTGTTGCTGGATTAGACAGCTCCGGAAGAGATGTACCAATGATCATCTGATTTGCAATCATGTGTCCTCCTTAGCTTTTAACATCAGTTATTACCACATACACCGTCAAATCCGCTTCCGGAACCGTCTGGCAGGTGAAGGTCAGATTATTGGCGGCTTGTCCGGTGCACAAGATTCCTGCGGCGAGGTAAGCGGCTTGCGAGGCAATAGCGGGCACAGGCTGAATCAGCTGCTTTGTCTCGTCTGCAAGTACTCCTGGAACAGTAATTGTCTGAGAATTGCTACTCCAGGCGGATGTGACCAAAGTAATTGGATATGCCTTTAGCTTTTGTTCTTGCAGAATTTGATTGAAATACGAAAGGCTAACAGGATTTGAATCCTGTGTCGGTTCTGTGGGAACTAACACATTTCCGTTGAAAGCGGCCTCAGCACTAAAAACAGCAGAGCCATAAAAGTTTGATTTCTCCATAAAAGCAACTGGTCCGGAAACGGTTCCGCCATCATTTCTGATCAAATATCGTGCGTCAGCTTCTTCCTGCGTGATGCCGCTCGCTGGCGCGTCTTGAGCCTGTGCATTTCCCTCAGCATCGAAGCCAACTACTTGTCCTTTGGTTCCACTGAGTTTATTCTGCTTGCCGCCTAACGCTGTTTTGATTTTTCCCCAAAGATATGAGAGGCCGGAATTATCTAAATATCCCATAGCGCCACCTGTTAAGCTTCGTCCGTGATGGAATCAATCTCCCCATTGGTGATGGCCTGGATTTCAAATACCTGGCCCAGGGCATCCCACTCCTCGCCCGTCCAGGCGTAGTTCATGCCGGTATCTTCCACATTCCACACATCACCTACCTCGTTTCCGTCAGATGGAAGAGCGGAGTAGGTTGCTTTGCTGCCCTTGTACTTGTAGGCTGTGGAAATCTCGCTTTTTAGCGCGTAATCGGAAGCCTGTCCAAACGCCGCGAGCTTGCTGTAATCCTCTTTACTCATGAGGCCATTCTGCGAAGAGGTGGCGTTGGTATATGTAGTGTCCGTGAATTTTGCGTCTGCCGGAACGCTGACGCCCACCGTAAAGCCGCCCACCTTCTCCGCGTTGTCTACGATACCGTTGCCGTTCGTGTCATACACGCTTTTCAGCATGTCGCCGCTATCATTTTTTCTCGAATCATCCACGTACTTCTTGCTGGCTGCTTCCAAGTCAGACGACGGCTCTCCGTGAAGCATCAAAGGGCCTGTCATCGTCCCGCCGGACTTCGGGAGCGCCTTTTCAAAAAGCGGCTTGATCTTGCTGTTCCACAGGTAAAGCAGGCCGTTATTATCCAGATATTTGCTCATTTTAGCATCTCCTCTATTTCAGAATTTGTAATCGCCTCTGTGGGCGGAGGTATGCGGCTGATTTCCTTTTTCAAGTCCGTGATTGCTTCCATTGGGTGCTGGTCTGCCGCGTCGCGGTTGGCAAGAAGTCTGTGGTCCGCCACACCGCCGCTTCCGCCCAAAACCCACTCCGCAGCGCCGCCCAGAACGCCCAGCAACTTTCCTTCGTCCTCTGGGGTAATCTTTGGCAAGTCAGAACCCCCAGCTGGAAGTGGAACATCACTCTCCTCATATTCCTTCTTATCCGGGTTCCAGATCATCCAGTAGCCGTTTTCTCCAGGCATCGGCGGATTATCGTTGATGCTTGTCAGCCTGTCCTCCATTTGTTCAAACTCAGACGGGAGTGGCGGAGGAAAAAAGTCTACCGCATTTATGCTGCGGAACACCGTGGCGTAAAACAGGTTACTGTGCCGAACATAGTCGCCCAGAGTACCACGCACCTGCATGGCATATGTACCGTCATCTGCCAACATAGAGGCCGTTAGAAGGGCACTGTAAACCATTCCGGTTCGTGTAAGCTGGATAATATTTTTTTCTCCATCTTTTTCCACGTCTACTTTCAGGTCCCATTCCTCTGTCAGATCGGTGGACACTTCCAGAACTGTAGCCCCATTGTCCCCTTCAAAGCCCAGAGAAAACCCTGGTGGAGCACACACCTCCCAATCCTTCATATAGAGCATGCAACATCACCTCACACCGTCGGATTCATCTGATCGTTCACCCAATCAAACATAGCATCCTGTTCCTCACCAGAATATTTGCTTGTATAATATCCGCCTGGAAGCCCTTCCGAAATAGCTATTTGGAGCATTTGATTGAACTCTTCCTGCGTCATATTGTCCTCCTAAACGATGATAAGCCGCCCATTTTTATCAAGAACTGTTTTTTTGTTTTTATCCATGAGTTTTCCGGGCTTGATTTCTGTTTTCTTACCGTAGTATAAAATGATGCACCCTTCTTTTCCGGAGCCGCCTGAACCTCCTGCCCCACCTGCTCCACCATTACGGGGATAAATGGCTACCTCAGCACTTGCCCAAATGGATATAGTGCTTGTATTAACATTTTTCTGTGTCTTTGAGTATTGGGCGGAAACTGATCCATCTCCATTTGCGCCGCCTCCTCCGCCTCCGCCTCCGCCAGAACCTGCCGAACCGTAGGTTTCTCCAGGAGCCCCATTTGCGCCTCGTCCTCCACTTCCGCTTGTGCTTGTTCCTAATGTTGAACTTGCTCCAGTATCAAGTGTAACACTTCTAGACCATGAGCCATATGAAGCATTACCACCAGGTGACCCGTTTGAATTACCAGACGCCCCGCCTGCACCGCCACCTCCAGCACCACCATCACTGTACGATGCAGATCCATTCCAAGTTGTCTGAGAAGAAGTGCCATCTCTTGGATATGTCTCATTCAGTCTAGAGTACCCTGAACCTCCTGGAACTCCATTAACCGCAGCTCCGGAAGCCCCAACTGAGCCACCTGCACCTCCTTTTCCACCAGACGAACCTGCTTTCGCATAAGTAATTCCGGTGACAATATCCGTATATCCATCTGGAAGGATTCCGCCATTTTCAGAGGACATATCTCCAAATGTTGTTTGCCCTCCAGTCGCGCCATTAGATGCCCCGCCAGTTCCACAACTATAGGATATTTTATCGCCTGGATTTACCGAAATAGTTGTTTGCAAAACATTTCCGGCGATACCCGGAGCACCGCCCTCTCCGCCTTGACCCGCCGAACCTCCGCTGTACGATTGGGACGCCGTAGCGCTTATAGAGCCGCTTTGCCCAGCTTGAACATTCGTTGTTTGATAATCGTTGTCTCTGCGCACAATATTCCCGCCCGCTGTGCCTTTCTCGCCAGATTGTCCATTATATCCAGCTTGTCCTCCAGAGATCAGCACTATTCGTACCTCAGATACACCTTCTGGAACGGCCCATTCACCGCTTCCGGTCAGCAGTTCATGTTCATCATAAATAACTGTTTGCTCAATTTGGAGTGGACGGTAGCCGACAAGTTGTTTAGATTTTGCCCGTAGCGTCCCTGATACAGTAATATCAAGGCTCTCAATACATGCCTGTACATTTACTTCATCATACGGATGATAAGCAGTTACAACATCACCTGGAGATAGCTGCCCAAGTACAATGTCTCCATCAATAGTCTCTGAACATGTATAATAATTCTTGAGTCTATTGGCTACAGCACTTGAATTTACAAGGGAAACCAGAGTCGCTTCTGTTACAGATTTTACATTCTCTGTTTCTTGGCTTCTTCTATCCTCTATATTCCTGGAAATTTGTCTTGTGTTATGGATATATTTTTTTCCTTTTAATGTGCCCGTTCCAGAAGAGACCTTCGCATAATTTGCGCCGCTTTCCAGAATAGTAAAGCCAGAGACGGTCAAACTGTGCATTGGTTCTGAAAAAGTAATTATATCCCCTGATTGTGTAGCGCCTTCAAACAAATCTGCTTCTTCTGTGCCTTGTATGTACTGATGCTCAGTCACTACAATGCGCGTAATTGGGGAATTATACGATACTTTTGGGTCCCAAAACATTTTGTCTTTACCGACATCTCCGCTGATTCCATCCCAAAGAGGATCAATTCTTAAAACACCATTCAAATCTGTTTTAACTGTAGCTCCAATTGCAAACAACACTTGTGCTAGGTTGTCTCTGGGTGTTGCAATTGGAAGCCATCCATAGAGGGCAATGTTTGAAAACGCAGAATTTACAATATATGGAACACTGCCACAAATATCAGGAAGAATTTCCGCTACAGTTTCGCCATTATAAATGCCCCCATAGTGTTGTCCTTCTGCCAAAATACCAATTGCAGACGTAGCGTAAATACTATAGCGACTGGGTCCAATTCGCTCCGCTTCTTGCAAATAGAAAATTCCTTTTTGTTTTTCTTTGTATGTCCATATTATGGGCGCATTTCGTGAAAAGTTTTTCAGGGTTCTATCCGTGTCCCGTACCTCTGCGGATAATGTGTTGACCTCCAGAGACGAAGATTTTAAAGACGTCGCGATATGTACCTTTTCAGAAAAAATGTCGTCTTGTCCGTATGTTTTTGAGCCATATATCAATTTATTCATGTCGGCTTCCTCTTTGCTTCCTGCGCGTAAAGATTCACAGTCAAGTTGCCCCACGCCGTTCCATCATCCATATAGAGAACATCATCTTCCACAACTTCAATACAAGCTGTGAAGGATATAGTAGTTTGTCCATAGGGTGCGACTAATACATGGCTATCCACTGGTGCAGATAGCACTTCATACATGGCATCGTAATCTTCACGGCTCATTCCATCCGCAGAGACTTCCATCGTGTAGTCATAAAAGGTACCCTGCACATCTCTCCAACGCTTTCCAGACAAGGCAGTATCTGCATTGGGACCATCTTTGATGTTTGCCGTCCGATGGATTGAAACAACGCCCACATTGTAACCAACGCCATCTATGGTAAATATGTAATCCATCTAAACACCTCAGTCCACCAGATCAGTACCAGCTCGGCTATTTTCTGCCTGCCAATAAGGTCTCAGGAACATTGCTGCCTCGCGGGGATAAAAGCTGATCTCTAGTCTCTCCCGCAATGTACCGCCACTATCTCTTCCACGATTCTGGGCCTGCCTGCTCTCTGTTTGTCTATAAGCTCTGGCAACACCTCCAGGAACCATGCCAGCATTTGTAAATGATATGGTTCTTTCAACATCCGGTATGGCTTTTTCAAGCTGCCGCATGACGTCCAGATTAGCTACGGCAGCTTCAATAGATTTCGCATTATCTTCAAGGCCGTTTGCAACTCCCTGATCAATGTTTGCGCCCAATCTATATCCTCTTTTGGACGGAGAATGTACCTCAGCCGTTTTTTCTGCCGTTCCAAAAATAGCATCAATTATACTTTCAACCGCATTTACGACATTATCAAACATGGATGCCACGCCATCAATAAGACCTTGAATGATATTTACACCGATATCAAACAACATACCTGGCAATTGAGAAAATCCGTCGATAATCGCGTCTATGACCTCTGGTATCGCAAGTACAATGCTCGGAATTGCACTGATAATTCCATAAATAAGAGAAATGACAATTTCTACGCCAGCTCCAATAATTTCCGGAAGATTTTCTGCAATAAAAGAAATAATGCTAGTAATAATTTCCGGAAGACCTTCCATTAAAAGCGGAATCGCTTGAACAATTCCATTCAATATGCTTTCTAGAATGGAGACGCCCGCATCTAAAATCGCTGGCAAGTTATCAGATATGTACGTAGTAATGGAGTCAATGATCTCAGGAAGTTTTTCAGCAAGTGCTGGAAGCCCTTCTTCTATACCGTTTCCAATATATTTTAGAATTTCTATTCCAGCATCGAGTAGCATAGGAGCCAGTTCTACCAAAGCTGCCCCAATTTCCGTAACAACCTGAACAAGGCCATCTAACAAGGTTGGAAGATTCGTAATGATCCCTTGCAAAATAGCTTGTAACACGTCCACACCAAATGACAAAAATTCTGGAAGTCTCTCAACCAGTGATGTAACCATATCACTGATTGCATTAGAAAATGCTTCGTCAGCACCTTCAACACCGTTTATTAAATCATCAAATGCTGCAACTACGGATGTAATAGCTGGAAGAAACTCAGAGAGCAAATTATTTTTGACTTTGGAAATAGTATCTCCAAGCTTCGCAAGTGTTTCATCTAACAGTGCCTGGTTTTCGCGTGCCCGGATAAGTTCCTCGTTGTTGCGGTAAAAGGCTTCGCTGGCTTCATTATAAGTACCGGAAAGCGTGTCCATAATAAGTTGATTGCGTTCGCTCTCAGTCGTACATGCGGCCAGTTTTTCATTAAATTCGTCTTCTGAAATTCCAGCCCAATTAAGTGCATCAGCGAGAACTCCAGTAACTTGTCCAACTTTGGCTGTTTCGTTCGCAGATTCTATTAGACCCTCAATGGGCAAAGAATCACCAAATGTACCAAATACACCCGCCGCAATATTGGTCCATGTAGAAACATCTTCCTCATTTGTTGCCAATTTTGCGAGTAATTGAGATGCTTCTGTTGCGGTATCGGTATCTCCCAAAATTTTGTAAAATTCTGTGTACGCTTGCTTGGCGGTTTCTGTGCTATATCCAGCCGCTTCAAACGCTGTATTCAGCTTTCCTTGTGCAACACGATATTCTTCGGTAGCTGACTCTAACGCAAGCAAACCTGTTACTGCGCCAGCTGCTGCTGTAGCGATTCCACCAACAGTTTTGACAGTTCCTTTTAGGGCCGTCCCAGCTACTTTTCCAAGCTTGGAAAGTCCACTTTTAAAGCCAGATTCGTCAATATCGGTTCCGATTTTTACAGTGCCGTCATTTGCCAATGATCCCGCCTCCTAGGGTGATGGCACTACGGCACTTTCAACTCAAATTCTTTTTTGCAGATTTTACATTTTAGCCAGATGTCAACCGCTTTCGCATTTGGCCCTAACATCACCCGACTGTCCACTACCCCGCAATGTGGGCATGCGGGCTTGCGCCTCTTCATATCTTCGTTTGACATAATCCCTCATGTCCTGCTCTGTTCTGTACCCGCTTCCAAGCTGCTTTTTTAACGCATATCGAGTCTTCATATTCCTGTAAAACTGTCTTTGGTTTTTCGGAACATCTGTTATCGGAGTAATTCGATACCCCATAATCCTGCAAAACTCACAGTCACTTGGGAGAGATTTGAACAGTGCTTTAAACTTCCACCAATGAATTTGGGAAGCAGCTAGATCAATGCCATATGCTCCTAAAAAAGCCGAATATATAAATTCGCTATCCTGCTCAAAATCAAAAGCTATCGGCCTGTTTTTGCTTCCATCCGCATTCTCATGGGATTCTCCGGAATAAAATTCCAACATAGAATCAAGCGCTGGCTTTGATGGAGGCAGGCCAAGCCGCTCCATTAAGTTATAGAGTTGCCCAGCCTTCTCCGTATCACTTTTCCCGCTGGTAAAAATCCCCTGGAACTCCATCCATACTCGAAAATCCGTATCAATGTGATATTTCTCGCCATTGATTAGGATAGAATCAGGGGGTGTCTGGTAAAGACTCATTTCTTCATGTAAGGAACTGCAGACAGAATCTTTTGAAACTCAGGCGTTTTAATAAGATCGCGAACTTCTGCCAGCCGCACGTTCATTCTGTCCTTTCTGTTCGGCTCATCATATGCGGCGATGATATCCAAGCAGGCTTTCATCAAATCGTTAGTATCAACTTCTTCTAATGTTGGGAGTGCGCCAGGCGTTAGTTCTTCTACAAAGCCATGCAGCCTCGTTACAGCTTCCCTTCTCGTAATTTCATCAGCTTGATAAAGCCGGTCCGTCTCAGAAATAGATTGAATCATATCGTCAACGTTCAGAGTCCGAGCAGGCAAGTCATAGGACTTCCCAAGAATCATAACCTTGTAACCCATAAAGCCTCCTTAAACCCCCGCAGAATATGTGTAAGCTGTGGGCGCTGTTCCAACGCTGCGCAGATCAATGGAAATTGCAGAGTTCTCGCCTGCATTTCCGCCGCCGTCAGAGTTCACGATGATGGACGCGGTGCCCTTCTCACCTTTTCCAGTCAAGATAGAAAAGTATACATACGGAACAACCACCTTTTGACCAACACCATGCGCAATATCCAGGCCAAAACAATAATCCTGAAAAGCATCGCCGATATAACGGTCTCCGGTAATCGCAAAAGTGCGCTGTGTGCCAGTCTTAGAAGTAGACAGGCCTGTTCTGATATATTGGCTGTCCTGCGTAACAGGATTTAACTGAGGGTCCAGTCCAGACACACCTTGCTGAACAACGGTATAGTCATTCTCATCTGTGACTTCTTCTCCAATTCCAACAGCAAGTACCCAATCGTCATTTGTAGCAAGTCCAGCAAATTCCGGGCTTGGAGTATACCCCGCCATCAATTCAGATACTTTCATAAGTTCTCTCCTTTACAGGTAGTACCGAACCCTAACCTGGAACATATAGCGGGCAATGGTCCCCGCCTCGTTCACATCCGCCAAGTTCGGCATATTTTGTAGGTTTTCAATCGAAAGGACCTTGCAGCCCTCAAACTTCGGGAAATTCCGCTTTTGGTTTTGTTCATCAATCCAGTCCATAAAATCCTGGACCGCCTGGACCTGCTCGGCATTGGTTTTGCTGGTGCCCTCGTCCTGGGGAAGCATCTGCACCACAGCGAATTCGTACACCTTGATCCCGCGATTCCCGATATACCGCTTCTCCCACATGTCGCTGTAGACTGTATGGACGCTGATCCGCCCGGTTTTCTCCGTTGTGGAATTAAAGTAAAGGAAGGATTTCACGGCGGGGCATTGTTCCAGATAGTCCAATATCTCCTTGTTTTTGTTCGCCATAAACTCACTTCCTTTTGATATAAGCCTCAATATCTGAAGCAAGTTGTTCTTTCTTTGCTACCATAGCGGCTCGTTCCCAATGGGATGTCGTGCCTGGAGTATGATATTTTAACGGTTTTCCTGCCGGGTATTTTGACTCGTTTTTTCCTGCATAGCTACTTCCATTCGCAGCCAGGTACAACTCCCCTTCCCATTGATAGTGAGCATATGGAGATTTGTAATGCACGTAGTCTTTTGTAATATCTTTGACGGTGTTAAGCGTCCCACCGCTTCCTCCTGGAACATATTGGGAGCAATAGGCGTGCAGTCGTGTATTCGTGTACTTCCTAACGTCATCAGAAAAAATACGATTGAACGTTTTCATTGAATCGAAAATCTCAACGCTGATCTTCATATGCCCTCCAGATGGACGTGGCCCAGCGGAAGCCTGGTATTGTCCCGGACGGAGCGGACGGTCATGGATTCATACTTTTCCGTCACTGCCCGCACATTGTCCGGCGTCACAGTTTCCACAACTTTTCCATGTACCACGATGTCGCCAACAGAGGCCGTGAATCCAGCCATGTTATCCTTCCACTCCTGATAGGGGTGGTAGTTCGGCAATTCCGGGATTCGGACTGTCACCGTCTGCCTCAGCGATACATCAGAGCCTGATACGCTGCGGATGGTGGTTTTCGCAAACACGCAGCCAGTCAAAATGGTTTTTTTCCAGTTGTCCACCCCGTCCGGGCTGTCCTCCACTGCCCGGCGGTTTAGAACCGTGATTGTCTCCCGAAAAAGCGGCGTCATGACCCCACCTCCAGGTTGACCAACTCCACAGGGAGGATTTCAACAACCTGGTCATACACGGAGCCCATCAACTGCTCTTCCGTTTGGGCAGAGGCATACGTCACACTCACGCCGTCATTGCTGACGCTCGAAACATCCTTTTTCCCGCTCCTGATCTTTCCCATGGCATCAATGAGAAGCAGCATACAAAGCCGTATGTCGTCGTCTACCTCTGCGATACGCAACTGCGTCCAGTAGTCCAACTTTTTACGCGCCAGTCTTTCCAGCAGGGGGAAGGCCGATTGCTCAGCCGTTCCCCCCAGGGCTTTGTACTGCTCATAGGTGATATAGCCGCACATTCAGTCTTCCCCCCTTCCTTCTTAGGTCTGTGCTGTCACAGTAGCGTTACCGGCGTTCAACGCCTTATAGGTGCCGTCTGCCTCTACAACTGTAATCTTGTGCCCGGTGGTAGCTGTGATATCAGACGTTCCGTCCCAAGTGCTCCAAGTCCTCACATTTTGTCCGTATGTAACTGTGGGCGCATTGGTGGGGTCCGTCTTGTACTTATAGACATTGTTTGTAGACTCCTTGCCTGGGGTCACAGTCAGCTTTGTAGTACCGGACTCAGTGCCAGCGGCAGAGCCGACGGTCAGGGTCCCAAGCGTGGGAGTAGAGTCTACATCAATGACTGCGATGGCGTCCTTATACTCCGCAAATAGCGTCATGCCCATGATAGCAAAGCTCTCGGACACGGCGGTGTGATAGTTACCCTCTACATGGAAGCCAATCAGGTTCGTCTCACCGTCCGTGGTATAGACCAGCCCAGCCCGGGCAAAGTCGCTGGTAGACGGATCGACGTAATACAGGACAATGTTCTCAACTGGGGTTGCAATCACACGTCCACGCTGGATTTCCTCATCAGACAGCAGAAACACAGTGGAAAAGCCCATGAAGTTTTGCACATACTGGAAGCCAAATGCGGTCTGAATGGTGATATTGGCGTCGCCCAGATAATCGTACAGATCAAGCACATTCACAAATCCAACCACGTTGGTTACCGTGCGATGAATCTGCTTAAATTTGTTGATAACCCGACCCTTTGCCATAGCCAGTGCCCGCTGCCAGGTGGTTTCCGAACTTGTTAGCGTGCCGGTGTTGAGGTAGGAGTAAAAGCGGCGGGTCACATTATCCTGCAGCTCATACAGAAACGCGTCGTCGGTCATGCCAACAGCCACATCATAACCATAGGTTTTGATGGACTCAATAGAGACAGCCTTCGCATACTTTTCCACGGTCATTTCTTCGTAAGGTGTTTCAACCACCGTGGCCTTGGAGTAGGGGATTTCCTCGCCCTCCCCAACAGTGCCGCTCTGCAATGTTACGGATGCGGTTTTGCTCTTCAGAACAGAACCAGGCTCCTTGCGGATGGGGCGCATGATACCAAGAATCTCCCGCAGGTGTTCCCAGTTGCGGGCAAACCGGGTTACAAAATCAATAACCCGCGCGGTAGATTGAATATCTGAAGTTTTTGTCAAGTTTTCTTTTGCAGCCATGTTATTTATTCCTTTCCAAATAGATCAAGATGCGCGGCAATCGCGGCCTGACGTTCAGAGGCATCCCTGATGCTCATAATCTGATCTTTGGTCATGTTGCCGCTGGTATCGGTTTTGGTAACTCCTGCGATCTTCAACGGCTCGTGCTGAGGATTTTTGAAAACGCCGTCCACATCCTTTGTCATGTCGGCAAACAGATCAGCGGGCTTCTTGCCTTTGTTTGCGGGGTCTTGAATGGCCTTCTTCAGCTCCCCCAGGAAATAGGTACGGGTATAATCGTTGACAAACTCACGGCCCTCCAGGGCGCTCTCTGCGGTCTGTGTCAGGATGGCGTCCATCTGTGCCTCCTTTTCCGCTTTTTCCCGGTCTGCTTCCGCCTGTTTGTAACGGTCCAATTCTTTCTGCATGGAATCGGCATCTCCTTTTGCTTTTTCCAGATTGGCGATAGTCTCATCCTTTTCGGCAATCTGCTGCTTTAAGGACTCAATATCCTTCTTCTGCTTATCGTCTTTTCCCTTTTCCACATATTCTCCAGTGGACAAATCCGCCAGTTTCATGCCCTTTGTCTTTTCGTTGAACTGTGCCAGGGTCAAAGCCTCTCCGTTGAAAATGCTGGTAAAATCCATGTTGTTCCTTTCCGTTCCCTAAAGGACTTTGATTTATAAATCCGGTGCGCCCACACCGATACGGGGAACGAGCGCAGTTAAACCTCCGCGCCAAGAGGGAAGTTGTATAAAATTCGCGTTTGCGAGTTTTATCAGAAATATTTGAAAAAACTCTTGACATAGGTATATACCTATGCTATACTATAATCAGAAAGGGGGCGAGTAAATGCCTACTGAAAACGAACGCAAGGACGTTCAAAAGGCCATGGCGTATGACTTACTCCGAATCTTGAAGCAAGACCCGGATAAGACTTACACCGCCGCTGAGCTGGAAAAACTGATTGATGCTTATATCACAGGTTCCCAGCAGTAATCACCATGGGGCCGGGAAACCGGCCCCCCCCAACCTTTTGAAGGGAGAGATACTTATCAAAGAAAGAAAAGAAACCCCTCAAGACCGTTATCACAAAGCCCACACAAAGATGCTGACAATCCGTCTAGTTGAGACCACGGAACAGGACATTATCCAGCGGCTAGACAGCGTTCCCAGCAAGGCCGGGTACATCAAGAGCCTTATCCGCGCGGATATTGCGCGGGGCGGTGAAGCCTAAATCATAACCCTCCAGCCTCCTGCCACGCTTTTACCAGTTTTGGAGCCTGCTTGGCAAACCAGTCTACCATTTCTTCTTCCTGCGCCCATGAACTGTTTTCAGCTAGACCGCTCTCAAACAGGAAAGCGTGGATGATTTCGTGGCGGATGTTTTTTTGCTCCTGCAACTCCAACTTGCCCTTGCTGCCGGGTTCTCCACGCTTATAGTTTTCGACAACAATCTCTTTCGTGGTCTCGTCGCAGAAACCGTCGCAGTCTTTTAGGCGTGGTTCTTTTTCCTCCGAAACAAATACAACGCTGTACTTTGTGCCAAGAATGTTTACCGTCATATTTTCTGCACCGTCGGCCCTGTCATAGAGCGTGTCCTTTCCGGCCTGGGCGTAAGCCCCGCCTGTTCGCAAAACCGCTTGTATTCCGCGCCCAATGCTGCAGACTTCTTCCGGGCTTGCGCGGCTCCCAACTTATCCCCGGCTGCTATCATGGCGTCCCGCTCGTCCTTAGCATAGCGGATCGCCGTCTCCATCTGCCGCTGCTTCTGGCTGGCCTCGTAGCGGCTCATTTTTTGCCCCTTATACTCGATTCTCTCAGCGGAACGTTTGTTGATGTCCGCTAATTCCTTACGGCTGTAAACCGGCTTAGATACGCCTAAAATAATCGGCGTAATAAAGTGCTGACAGTTCAGTGTGCCAATGGGCCGTTCCAACCGTCGGTTCAGCCGTTCAAATTCCTCTTTGCTGTACTGCTTGCCCTGGATGTCCCGGTGGTCTGGAGCGCATAGTCCGTGGGCGGAAATCTCCACGCCGTCGGCACCGAATTCCCGGCCCGTTTCTTCCATCATCTGGCTGTTGAGCCGCCGTACACCCTCCAGGATATTCATGCGGGCGGAGGAATCCAGGCGGCGGGAATATCCACTTTCCCAAGTCACTCTGCGCAGGCCGCTTTGCGCCATCTCGCGGACTGTAGAACGCATGGCGCTCTGATAATCTACAACACCGGTCTGTACATAGGTAATTGCTCGGTCAATGGTAGAAATGTAATATTCCCGCAGCGGGATGATTTGTTTTCCTCGCTTGAAACCAATCATATAGGTGTTTGAAATATTTGCCGTTCCGTCTAGAGCCTGCCGTTTGACTGCATCAACAAAAGATGTCAGTGCGGAACGGGATGTGTATCTTTGCAGCAGGTCCATATTGCGAGCCTTATAAAACGTGTTTGCAAAATCTACATTCTCTTTTGCCACCTCTTCAAAAAGCCGTTCTATCTCCTGTTGATTTGCGCCCATGATGCGGGCCACTTCTTTTTCTATGGCCTTGATATCCGCTCCGGCGTACTCAATAGCTGTTTTTAACCGGTAAGCATCCGCTGTTCCGATATCTCCGATCTTCCGGATGCGCTCGCAGATGCGTTGTACAACATAATTATTCAGGGTTTCAAGATTATCAACAATGTTATCTGGAAGTCCCTCAATCCACGATTCATTCAGCAATCGGCTCATTGATCACCGGCTGTAATGCCGCCTCCTGCAGGTACTGGTTCCCTGTTTCCTCTGCAATTTCTTCCACTCTGGCCTTAGCTGTCTCATAGGGTTCATCCATCACCCATGCACGAACCTCTGCCTTTTCCACAGCGCCGATACCTTCAGAAACAGTCAATTGGTTGAAGTGTTCGTTTAGTTGTTCAATATAAGATGCAGACCAATCGTAATGCGTTTCCCAGTCTCCAATAGGTGCCAGATTGTTGTAGTTTGCAATCACATCCACCGCATATAAAAGGTCATCTGTTCCCTGTTCTAAGGTTCTTCGGAACTTTGTAATAACCGCAAATGTAGAATTAAGTGCAGCTCGCATCTCTGTGGCCGTTGCGTAGGATGTCGTTGGCGGTGTTAGAATTCCAGGGGAAAGTCCACATAGAAGCTCCACCATTTTGTTATTAACAGTAATACCGACTTCTAAATCTGTCCCTCGAATCTCCGGGGAAAACTCCTGTATCAACTTTCCAGGATTTGCGTTTTCTCCTGCGCCCCGCATAAACTGGACAATCCGCCGCTTTTTCTGCGGCAGGATGACATTGCCGTTTTCATCCTTTACCAACAGCGTCTTGTCCGCAAAGATCATGGTCTCTTTGGCGTCATACTCCCGGTTGAACCGCTCATATGCTTCAATCGCCTTTTCCATCGGGCCATCCACTCCCGCCGTGATTTTTACACCGTTCACACCATTCACGTCTGCCCGATTGACTGTGGGCGACTTATATCGGCCAAATAGCGGCCTATCTACATTGGGAATGATTTGCTCCTCCGGAATATCCTTCCATGCCGGGATTTGGCTCAATGGAATCTCGTTGCTACCCTTAAAGGCTACATTTCGGATAATGAGTGCGCTTGCATCCTGCCCGTTTTTGGTTTGAGCCTCCTTTACCATCTGGATTTCGTACCGCTGATATAGTCCGGAATCGTTTTTGATCTCGCCAACTTTCAAGATGCAGGAAAGTATGTCATTTCCAATGGACTCGCACACAGCAAAGTCCCCATTTTTAACAATGTCTACCCCAATGCGTTTTCCATCTGTATAAGGTTTGATAATGCAATCACCGGTTCCTAGCGCCACCTCTGCAGCAACATCCATGCGGTCTCCCAGGTAGTAATCTAAGAATCCTTGAATGAACTGTGCCCGTGCGCTGTCCCCTTCAATGGTAATCGTGCTGTCCTGCATGGCGAGCGTCGAAACCTTATTCGCAATTACAGCCGTCACGGAAATATTTTTCATGTCGCTGTAATCGTCTCTGTAAACTGGTTTATCCTGAAGCTCTAATCCGACTTTTTGAGCTAGATACAGAAGAATATTTTTTACAAAACTCGTAGGGTTCACCCCCCCCTAATACATGTACTGCTTTACGAAATAGTTGATGGAATACCGCAACTCGTCCATTGCGTGGTTATAGGCATCCACCGGATTTCCGTGGTCGTCCACGCAGTACATCCCGATTTCCTTGATAAAATCCAAGTGTCCATATTCCTCATTTTCCACCAAGAAGAAATGCCCATCCTGGATCATGTTCTGCGTGTACTCGATACCCACCTTGATCCCTTTGGTGCTGCCCCGGATGTCGTGGGCGTTGTTGTCCGCGTTCAGCGCGTCGATTCCGTAAAGTTCTAGTTCTTTCCGCAGTGCCTTGCACGCCGGGTCTATGTACCATGCATCCTCACGCATCCCAAACTTGTTGCGGCAATATGGTGCAAATGTTCCGGCTAGTTCTCTTGCCTGTACACTCATAGCCTTGTTGCCTCCATCGTAATACCATCCAGCAACACGGTATAGCGCAAGGCCTTTCTTTGTACGACAGATTAGGTTGCATGATACACTGGTTGCATCGGTCAATCCTCCATCACCAGAGAAATACATTTCGATAGGTTTTGCATCGTCTGGCAAACGAGGCAGGATGTGTTTCTGGTGGTCAAACATGGAGTAGATTACGCCTTGCGGAATACAGCGCTCCCCCAACCAGTCACGCTTATAAAGATATGGATTGCGCTCCAGCGTTCGGCGCAGCTCTTCCTTTCGCTCCGGCGTAATGATGGGATTGTCATCCACCGTCCAATGCGTCCAGCGAGTGTCCTGTACATCAAATACTTCTGTAATGACTGGATGCATAGGTGCCGGAGGGTTTAGATCGGCTAGATGCCAGCGAATATCTGCCGCATATGTTCTTCGGAAGCACTCCTGAATCATGTTCATGTGCAGGATGTCAATCTCGCAGAAGTATACGCCACCCAGGGATAAACCCCGTATGGCTTTGTCGCTATCCGCTTTAGCCCCGCCCTTATAGTAAATCTTCTTTAGCCCGGTGTAGGACAATGCCTCCAAGTGGTCTCCGTGGTCATCGTGCTTAATACGAGCCTGTTTTCCAAACAGGTGCATCAACCCATTCCCGTCCCCGTCCATGACCAGCCGGAACGCCTGCTGCTGTGATGCGCCAACAACTAAAAAATTGCTGTCTTTGGATGTATTGAGGAAATCATAAAACCGCAGAATACAGGCTGTCGTTTTGCCGCTTCTAGGGGTTCCCTCCGCCACATCCAGCGTTCGATCAAAGTTTCGGTTTATAAATTCGGTCTGCTTATCTGACAGGCTCATTTGTTCCTCGAATCATACATATCTCGAACCAATGGATGAAGCTCACCTTCTTCTCCACTGTCTCCTATCAAATCAAAAAGTACTTTTGCCGCCTTTGCATCGCCCTTCATAGCCTTTATGGTCAGTCCGGCGATAACCGCCATTTGATTGTCGACATCTTCTGGCTCTAAGCCATCTCCAGCCAGCTTGTTCCAAGTCTTCTTATCAGACACGGGAAGCGACAAGTATAGTTCGGCAGCTTCTTTCAGGCTTCGTTTCAATCTTCGTGACGCGCCGGATGCACGGCCACCTTCTCGCCCAAGTTCTCTTGCTTCACTCTTGCTTCGCCGGTCCATCGGTATAAGGTTCTGTTCATTCGGCATGTCACCACCTCTCGGTCATTTTTAGCCCCGCCCCCGTCTCGTGCAACTGCGGGGCGGCATATCCCCCTTTGCGGGGGAGCTGTGAGTTTTTCGGCTTTTCTCACTTGCCTTTCGCCAAGAAATTCTGTAAGGACTTGCGCCCTGGCACGGGTGGAAGGCTCTGTTCCCCCAACCTCCGGTTTTGGAGACCGGCGCTCTCCATTGAGCTACACCCGTATAT